GCTCGCGTAGGTGCCCCATGAACTCAGTCCAACGACGCACTCGGGAACTGCTGGTGATCTCTGGTCTCGCTGATCGGGAACTGGATGCGCTGGAGCACCCGCCGATCCACACGCTGCCAACCGGCGGGGGAGGCTTTGGGTTGGTAGGTGGCACCGGTGCGGGCAAGACCTGGGCGCTGGTGCACCAGGTGGCGCGGGGGGTGGTTGAGGCGGTGACGCGCCAGCCGGACCCCAGCCGGGCGAAACTGATCTGGGTGGATGGCGAGGTGGCCCGTGATCGGCGCGTGCTTTGGGTCAACTGGCACGACCAGGTGGAGGACATCCACCGCCGCCGCTTCGATGATGTGTGGGTGGATGCGTGGTCCACCTGGGCTGAGGATGTGCCGCTGCTGGTGCTGGATGACCTGGGCCGCGAGCGCTTTGAGGGCGCAAAAGATCCGGCGCGGGCTGTGCTGGTGCGGGTGCTGGATACGCGCCATCGTCGCAAGTGCCCAGTGCTCTGGACCAGCAACTTGAACGCGGATGAACTGTCGAGCACCTACGGCGCAGCCCTGGCCAGCCGCATCCTGGGCAGTTGGCCTGCCTACGAGGTGGAGGGGCAGGATCTAAGACTTTGCCCGCTGATGCCACAGGTTGAACTCAAGAAGGTGGCGGGGGGGGATCAGTGAATGAAATCAACTGGAAGTCGTGGACCTCTCCTGAAGATCTTCCACACGATGTTCGCGCGGCGATCCGGCGTGGCGTGATCCACCCACTATTGGAACCCAATCAGGCTGCTCATTTGCGAAAGACGATTCTGGAGGCCTTCAGTGAAGTTTTGGAGATCTACCAGGAGGACAACGAGCTGAAATGGCGGTGCGAGTTTGTTTCCCAGAACCACCCCGATCTTCCGAAAGAAGCGATTTTCCGAGCGGTGTCTCTAGAGGTTGGGGTCTCGGTTGATCGAGTGCGCGAACTCTGGTTCAAGAGTCGGCGCAAGTCCCGGGTGAAAGAACTGGTGCTTAGAAGCCTCCGGAGGGAAGGATGATCAGCATCTCTGTAGACACCAAAGCCATGATCCAAAAGCTCCAGGATTTGAGCACCAAGGGCATTCGCTACGCGGTGGCCATGGCCATGACTTGGACGGCGAAAGATGCCAAGGCGGCTTTTGATGCAGAAATTCAAAGCAAAATTGATCGACCAAGGCCCATCACCAAGGGTGCCACGCGCTACAAGATTGCCAACAAGGACCGCACGGAATACATGGTGTTTCTCAAGGGAGACGATTGGGACGAAGGGGCCAGAGGTAAGGAAGTCAACCCCAACCGTTATCTGCGTGCACTGGTCCTGGGCGGCTACCGGGCCAACAAGAAGAGCGAAGCACGCTTGCGCGCCAAGGGGATTCTTCCTCCTGGGTGGCAGTTGCAGCCTGGGGATGATGCGCCGTTGGATGCCTATGGAAACATTTCAGGCGGTCGGTATACGGCCATGCTCTCAGCGCTGCGAGCTTTCAACGAGCAAGGATACAAGATGAATTTCAACACGAGCGGGAAAACCCATCGGAACCCGGCACGGGACAAGGCCAAAGCCGCTGCAGGTCCGAAATACTTTGTCCTTTGGTCGATCAAAGACAAGACACCGACAGGGATCTACACACGCAAAGGGAAAAAGGCGGTGCAGATCTGGAAATTCGTCCCGAAGCGTGCCAAATATAACAAGACCCTCGACTTCAGGAAAACCATCGAACTCACTTTTCACCAAGTGTTTGAAAAGCATTTCCGTGAGGGACTGCAGCGCATGCTCGTCAAGGTATCCAAGTGGTGATTGAACGCTACCGATGCGGCCCGGTGACCATGGTCCCCAGGGGGGGCTTCTGGCACTGCGAATTCCAGATCTCGAAGCAGCGCACCACCAAGACGACCAAGGAGCCGCTTCGGAACACAGCCAAGGCTGAGCGGGTGGCGCTGTACATCCATGAGAAAGCCCTGATGAGATCCCGGGGGGAAGAGCCGGAGCCAACTCTGCGAGAGGCCTTTGTGCAGTGGGTGAACCATCCGCTGAATGTCCTACGCAAGAGCCAGAGCCACCTGGAGAATATCGAGCGATACGGGCGGCTGCATCTGGGCGCCCTGGCTGATCTGCTGCTTACCCAGGTCAGCACGCCGAAAGTCGAAGATGAGCTGGCCGTGTTCCTGCGAACCCATGCCCTATCGACTGGCAACCAGTGGCTGACCTACATCCGAATCGTCTGCAAGTGGGCGATCGGTCGCAACATGATCCGCTCCATGCCGTTCAAGGTCGCTGAATCCAAGCTGAAGATGAAGCCCAAGCCCTTGATCCCGACTACAAAGGCAAGCGAATGGCTGGATGAGGTGGATGCCCTGACCGAGCATGAGCCAGGCCTGGGCATGGTGCTGGCTCTGGAGGTCGGCATCGGCCTGCGCGGGAGTGAGGCGCAGCGTGCGCGATGGGAATGGCTGGATCTGGAGCGTGAGACCTACACGCCAGGTGGAACCAAGGGCGGCGAGGCATGGTCGCGCCCCATCCCGCCCTGGTTGATGGATCGGCTCAGGGCCAAGGCCAAGCCATTTGGATGGATGGCACCGACCATCAAGGGCAGGCCTGTCACCCCGGGTCGAGTAAGGCGGGTTTTCGAGGCTGCCTGCAAGGCGGTGGGTATCCCACGGATGACCCCCCATCGCCTTCGCGGAACCTATGCGACTTGGCTAAGTGAGAACGGGGCAACGATTCAGGACATTCAGGCAGCCCTCGGACACAAGGACATCAGGACCACAGCCATCTATCTGGGCATCGATCTGGGCCGCATTGCTGAGGCGCAGCGCAGGGTGGCGAGGAAGACGGGATGGGCAGAACGCAAAAGTGCGGCAGAGGTGGGCTGAACCATGCGACACGACTGGATTGTTCAATTAACCGGGGTAGTGCTTCAGAAAAAAGCAGGATATGCCGAGGTCATCAAACAAGTCACAAGGAAGGCAAAATTGACCCCGAAAAACGACACAAAAAACGCAACTCTTGCCCTGTATCGTGTTGTATGCGTGGCAATGTGCATCAATGGGTCCTTCCAGGGGGTGTATGCCTCGCGGGTAATTCGAACCGCGTATGGGTCAGTGCGTAGGCCAAAAGGTGGCCATGTCGCTTTGACCTCCAATCGCTTATCGAGGTTAAGGATTAAATCATTATGAGCACAACTAAGAGTGCAAGCCCCTCAACGCAGGATGACGCCTAATGGTCGGAATTCAGAAACTTGCAGACTTAATGCATCTGACCCCGCGGCATGTTCAGCGCCTGGCCAAGGAGGGAATGCCCAAGTCTGCCAGGGGCAACTACGACGAAGTGGCCTGTCTCTCTTGGTACGCGGGATACCTGCAAGACAAGCTGAAGGCGGGGGGTGCTGCGCCGGGCGAAGCGGGCCCTGTGCTCAGCGGCCGCGAGCGTCTGGCCAACGCCAAGGCCGGGCGGGAAGAGCTGAACCTCGCCATCGACCTGAAGCAACTGGTCACCGTCGCCGACTGGGAGAAGGCCATTTCAGACATCATCGTCCCCGCCCGGCACGAGCTGCTCGCCATTCGCCCTAGACTGCGCCCCGTGATCGGGGTTGAAGCCGCTGACCGGGTCGGGGCCGAGATCATCCGGAGCCTGCGGAGCCTCGGCGTCACCCAGGAGCTCATACCTTGACTCTCTGCACCCACCCTACCGCCCTCGATGAGATGGAAGCCGCCCGTGCCCGGGCCTTGAACCTTTGGTTACCCCCAGCTGACATCAGCATTGAACAGTGGGCACACGCCAACCGCGTGCTGCCATCCGCATCAGGCCGGCCAGGTCAATGGGTGGCCGATCCGATCCAGCAAGAAATCCAGGCCAGCTGCTGCGACCCGGAGGTGCGGGAAGTCGTCTTCATGAAATCAACCCGGCTGGGGTGGTCGGAAATCTGCAACAACGCCCTGGGCTGGGGAATCACGACCCATGGCATGGCCATGATCATGCTTCAGCCAAGCCGCGACACCGCAGAGGATTACTGCAAAGAGCGGCTGGATGAAATGATCGAGGGCACCCCAACCCTTTCCGACATCCTCCGGCGCTCCACCTCCAAAGAGGCGGGCAGCACCACCCGCATGAAGCGATTCAAGAATGGGGGAAGTTTCTTCGTGGCCAGCGCGGGCAATCCCCGCGAACTGCGTTCAAAGCGCGCCCGGTTCATCATCGAAGACGAAGCCGATGGCTATAAAAACGATGTGTCAGACGAAGGTGATCCCGACAAGCTGGTCCGGCGCCGCATGGATGAGTTCTCCACTGACGGCCGCCTGCTGATCGGTTCTACCCCAGCCATGCCCAGCGGGATCAGCAGAATCGAGAAGGCCTATAACCGATCCTCTATGGGCATCTACCTTGTGCCGTGCCCCGCGTGCAACGCCATGGAGCCCTTCCTGTGGAGAAATCCAGCCAATCCCACGGATTACCTGCTGAAGTTCGAGAAGGACAAAGACAACCAGGTCATTCCCGAAAGCGTTCACTGGACCTGTATTCGGTGCGGCAACCAAATCGCGGAGCGCCGCAAAGTCGGGATGATGGAAGCAGGGCGCTGGAATCACCGCCGCCCAGCCATTTCGGCCGTCAAGGGATTCTGGGCCAACGGCCTGTATGCCATCTTCGATGGGCATTGGACCAAGATGGCCCAGGAATGGGTAGACGCCCAAGGTGATCAGCTTGAATTAAAAGCCTTCGTGAATCTGCACCTGGCCGAGACCTTCAATACCCCTGGCGAGAGCGTTGAACCCAGCGAAATGCGCAAGCGGGCAAATGAAGACAAGTCCCCACGGGCGGTTGTCCCTGATGGCGTGGCCCTGATCGTGGTCACGGTCGATGTGCAGACCGCCGCCTGCGGGCGCCTTGAGGCCCAGGCAGTCGGCTTCATGCCTGATGAGCGTTCCTTCCTTATCGACTTCCAGGTTTTCCCCGGGGATCCAAAGCAGGACCTAGTCTTTGAGGACCTTGATGCGTGGCTGCTTCAAGGGTGGCGGCACCAGAATGGCGCCCAGATGACGCCCCACATCGTGTTCATTGATGCGCGCGACGGCGCGGTGCGACCTTCTGCCTTCAAATACTGCGAGGACAAAGGCGATCGCTGGATCTTCCCCCAGATGGGTGTAGATGTGCTTGCCTCCAAGGGGTGGTGCGAGGAAAGCACAGCCAAGAAGAACACCCAGCGGTACTTCCTCACCGCAACCGACGATACAAAGCAGGCCGTGGTGGGCCGCCTGGGACTGAGCCTCACGGCCTCCAAGGGAATCCACCTTGCTGAATGGGTGAGCGATGAATACCTTGAGCAGCTGGCTGGAGAGAAGCGCGTGCCTGTCACCGACATCAAGACCAGGAAGACCACCTACCGCTGGGTCAAGACTCGGAACCGCAATGAAGCCCTCGACCTCTGGAGCTACGCCCTGAGCGGATGGTGGGCTATCACCAAGATCCTGGCCCCCCATCTGGGTGGGCCAGACGGCCGGAAGCACCTCGATGATCTGGCTAAACACGCCAGCCAAGCGGTGGGACAGGTGGCTTACACCTCCTCCAGCGGCCGCCGGATCCGGAGCAAGGGTTCCGCCGGGTAGTCACCTTCCGGAACCCGCGCAAGTTTGTGGTGCCGAACCATACACCACGACGGCGAAGCCGGGGCGACCTTGGGGATATGCCGACTGCCCTTGAAACCGCCCAGTCTCGATTGGAAGCCTACCTGGCCCGGGAGACAGCCCTGCTGTCGGCGGGCCAGGAATACACCGTGGGCACCCGGCGGCGCCGGGATGTCGAACTCGCCGAGGTGAGAGCCGCCATCAAGGATCTGCAGGCCGAAGTCGCCAGCCTCGGCGAGTCCGCCTCTGGGCAGAGCCGCCTGCATATTGGGGTGCCCCGGTGACCGATCCGCGCGACCTCATCCGGAAGGCCCAAGAGAGCTTCAAGCCCACCGCTCTGGACCGCGTCATCAACCGTCTGGCGCCCACCTGGGGCCTGAAGCGGCTGGAGGCCCGCGCCACTATGGCGATCGTGGGTGGCAAGGCCTGGACCGGCGCCCGCCGCGACCTGCCTGAAATGAAGAACTGGAACCCCGTGACCACCTCTCCCGACGAAGAGCAGCGCTGGGATCGGCCCTATCTGGTCTCAAGGTCCACCGATTTGGAGCGCAATGATGCCCTGGCCGGCGGGGCCGTCGCCGAATCCGTGCTGGGTGTCGTGGGCACCGGCCTGAGTCTGCACCCCGAGCCCAACCGCAAGATCCTTGGCTGGTCCCAGGACCAGGCCGTGGAGTGGGCCGAAGAGCGTAAGGCTCGCTTCAACCTCTGGGCGAGCGATCCCCGGGAATGCGACATCGCTCGTCGCCGTAATTTTTTCCAGGGCCAGACCATCGCCTACCGCACCGTGGCCGGCCGAGGTGACTGCTTCGTTCTACTGCCCCGGAAGCGGCACCCGGGTACCACCTGGTTCTCCAAATTTCAGATCATTGAAGGCGACCGGGTTGTTACCCCTGCCGATCTAGTTGAGAGCCGCACCCTCTCCCAAGGCGTAGAGGTTGACGAAGATGGGGGGTTCAAGGGCTTCTGGTTCGCTAAACATCAGTCCATCGTCACCCTGGCCCGCCCCCGCAAAGCCGACTGCATCTATGTGCCTGCCTGGGGCCCCGATGGCAGCCGCCTGGTGCTGCCCCTCATGCACGAGACCCGCCTCGATCTGCGGCGCGGGTACCCGCTGCTCGCCCCAGTCATCGCCACCCTGAAGCAGCTCAGCCGCCTCAGCGAAGCCGAGCTTGCCGCCGCAGTGGTCACTTCCTTCTTCGCGGTCGTCATCAGGAAGACCGGCCCCGGGGCAGGGCCTCTGGGTGGCACCATCCAGCGTGACGACACCGGCCAGGGCTTCACTGAACTGGGCCACGCCATCGTCGCCGAGCTCGCGCCCGGTGAAGAAATCCAGAATGTGGCCCCTGCACGGCCCAACGGTGCCTTCGATCCCTACTGGAATTCGATGGTGACCCAGCTCGCCATGCGGATCCAGATCCCTCCGGAAGTCCTACTCAAGAAATTCAGCACCAGCTACACCGCCGCCAAGGGCGCCTTATTGATGTACTTCAAGTGGGTGCTGGTTGAGCGTGAAAACCTACTGGCCCCTGACTTCTGTCAGCCCATCTATGAGACCTGGCTGGCGGAAGATGTGGCATCCGGAGGTACCAAAGCCCCCGGCTACTTCCAGAATCCACTGCTCCGCGCCGCCTATGGCAACGCCCGTTGGGTTGGCGACAATCCCCCGATCCTAGATGAGAACAAGGCTGTCAAAGCCGCCATGGACATGATCAGCGCCGGTCTCAGCACCCGCGCTGAGCAGACCATGCGCCTCACTGGCGGGGATTTCGAAGCCAACTACGAGCGCCTGACCCGTGAGCAGCGGTTGATGGATGAGGCCGGCCTGATTGCCAAGCCTGCGCCGCCTGCGCCCACCCCTGCCCCCGCTCCAGATCCTGAGGTGGACCCGAACGCAGATCCGAGCTCCGACCCCGAAGCGGATCCCTCGGCTGACCCAACCGAAGACCCTGCCCAAGACCCCTCCGGAGGGAAACCCTGATGCGCATCCTCGACATCATCAACGGCATGTGGGCACTGGCAGGTGATCGGGTCCAGGAGATCCGTGAGCTTTACTTCGCCCACACCCGCCGGGAAAAGCTCGACCTCAAAGCCTGGGAGGCCGCCTCTGGCCGCCCTGCCGGGTCCGAGCGCCAGCCCTACACCCTGCAGGATGGCGTGGCCGTGGTCGCCATCCAGGGGATCATCACCAAAGCCGACAGCATGTGGAACCGCCTGTGCGGCATGACCTCCAGCCAGCTGGCTCAGCAGGATCTCCGCGCCGCTATGGATGACCGCCAGGCGCACTCAGTGCTGCTCTGGATCGATAGCCCCGGCGGCATGGTGGATGGCACCGAAGAACTGGCCAACGCCGTCTACGCCGCCCGCCAGGTCAAACCCATCGTGGCCTTGGGCGATGGCTGCATCTGCAGCGCCGCCTACTGGGTGGGCGCGGCTGCCGAGCGGGTCTACATCACCAGCAACACCACCGAAGTCGGGTCGATTGGAGTGGTCACTGCCCACACCGATATCTCCCAACAGGAGGCCATGAAGGGGGTGAAAACCACCGAGTTGGTCTCTGGCGATTACAAGCGCATCGCGAGCCAGTATGCACCCCTTACAGAAGAGGGCAGGGCCTACATCAAGGCCCAACTCGACCACATCTACACCCTGTTCGTCGATTCAGTTTCGAAATTCCGGGGCGTGTCGGTTGACACCGTCCTGGAGCAAATGGCCCAAGGCCGCGTGTTCCTGGGCAAGCAGGCCGTTGAGGCAGGACTGGTGGACGGTGTTTCCTCCATGCCTGATCTCATCGCCCAGCTCAACCAGGATCGCAAGGCCTGGAAGCCGTCACCTGCCGGTGTGCAGGTAGACACCACCCTGCAACCACAATCCACCTCACAGGAGGGCACCATGCCCATCACCCTGGATCAGGTCCGCGCCGAAGCGCCCGAACTGATCACCGCCCTTAAGGCGGAGGGCCATGCCGAGGGTTCCGCTGCTGAGACCGCGCGCGTCAAGGGATGCCTTGATGCCTCGTTCCCAGGCTACGAAGCCCAGGCTATGGCTTTCGCCTTGGACGGCAAGACCACGCCTGGCGAAGCCGCCCTGGCCATCATCGGCAAACAGAAGGCGGATCTCCAGACCGCCCACGCCGACGCTACGAATCCCTCCAATGGCGCCCCCGTGCTGCCCGTCGGCGAGGATCCCGAAGTCGCCGAAATCGAGCGCGCCAAGCAAGCCGCAGCCGCCAAGGATGGCGGACTCAAGGCCCGCTGGGGTTCCAACGCTTCCATCCGCAACCTCTACGGTTCCTTCGAGGCCTACCAGAAGGCCAATGAGGGCGCCGAGGCCGCTGCTGCCAGTGGCCGCATCCTTCAGAAAGCGAAGTGACCCATGGCCGCGACCAAGGATCGGTTCCTCCAGTTCGAAATCGGTGACTACTCGCACCTGCCGCTCGCAGCGGGTGCCAAGGTCTACCGGCACACCTTCATTGGCCAGGTCGCTGGCACCAACACCTTCCGCCCCCTGGTGGCCGCCGACAAGTTTGCCGGTGTGGCTCAGGACAGCTCGGATAACACCGGTGGCGCTGCTGCCGCCAAGGATGTCCAGGTGAAGCGCGAAGGCCGTCTCCTCGAGACCGTCACCGGCGCCACCGCCGCCACCGCCATCGGAACCAGCGTCTACGCCAGCGCCGATGACACCCTCACCACCACCGCCGCCACCAACTCCCTGATGGGCAAGATCGGCGGCTACGATGTGGCCACCGGCAAGTCCTTCGTGGATTTCTGGTCCGCCGGCATCTGAGGAGACACCCATGCCTTTTACCGATCGCCTGCAATCCCGCGACATCATCCCCCTCATTGTCGGCGCCTTGGACGCCCCCGTGGCACCCTGGTTCGACGCGCTCGCCAACCGGGTCACCTCGGACAAGGATTCCGAGGTTTACACCTGGCTGGGCAGCGCCCCTCGCATGCGCGCCTGGAAGGGTGGCCGCAAGCCCTCCACCCTCGGCCAGAACGAATTCCGGGTACCCAACCTCGAATTCGAAGCCTCGCTGGAGATCCCCACACGCTGGCTGACCCGCGACCACACCGGCCAGCTGCGCATGAAGATCGCTGAGTTGGGTGAGAGCGCCGCCGACCACAAGTTCGAGCTGCTCTCCGCCACCATCGATAGCGCCGGGTCCACCGTGTGCTACGACGGTCAGTATTTCTTCGACACCGACCACCAGGAAGGGGAAAGCCCGGTCCAGTCCAACATCACCACCGTGGACATCGCCACCCCCACCGCCCCCACTGCCGCTGAAATGGAGACCGCCATCCTGACGGCCATCCAGAACATGTATGGCGTCTACGATGACAAGGGCCGCAAGTCCAACGCCAGCGCCAAGAACTTCACGGTGATGGTGCCCTTGAACGGCATGCGCGCCCTGGCCTCCGCCCTCAAGGCGGATGTGCTGCTCGAAGGCGGCCAGGCCCGCAGCTCCAACATGCGCGCCGTCGGCAGCCTCATGGGTCTCACCATCGAGGGCGTCATCAATCCTCGCCTCACCTGGTCCGACAAGTTCGCGATCTTCCGGACGGATGCGGCTATCAAGCCCTTCGTCTATCAGGTGGAAGAGGAACCCATCACCAGCGTGCTGGCCGAGGGTTCCGACGAAGAGGTGAAGAACAAGAGGCACCTCTACGCCATCGACGCCTCCTACAACACGGGCCTCAACCAGTGGCGCGGCGCTCAGCTGGTGCAGCTCACCTAGTCTCAGCTCCCCAACCGGCGGGGGAGGGTGTAAGCCCTCCCCCTGCCCAGGAGAACCCATGAAGACCTTCACCACCAAAACCACCGTGCGCCTGGCCGACGGGGTGCTGTCCCTCAGCCCCGAGCAAGCTGCCGTGCGAAACAATGCCCTGGAAGCGCTCGGCGACGGGCTCTACCAGGTCACCGGGGCCGTGGAATTCAAAGCCGGGGAAACCTTTGGCCATGACCAACCCATCCCCAAATCTATTGCCAACTGCCTGGATGAAACAGATGAACTGCCCTCCCTGGATGAAACAGATGAACTGCCCTCCCTGGAGGACATGGACACCACCCAGTTGAAGGCCTTCGCCACCACCATCGAGGCGAAGTTCCATCCCAACGCGGGCAAACCCAAGCTCATTGAGGCCATCAAGCTCCGCCAGGATGAAATGCTGGCCGCACAGGAAGCCGACGATGCCGCGCTCGCCAAACTGGAGCGCATCCAGGAACTGGAAGCCAAGGGCGAGCTCGCACCCGAAGAGCAGGCCGAACTTGACAGCCTGAAGGCCTGAGCGTGTCTCTCCTGACCGACTACCGCTCCATGCTCGCCGGGCTTCCTGGCTCGGTGGCCGTCACCTTCGGCGCCTACAGCACCGTCGGACTCCTCGATTTCGAGGGCCGCGGCTGGGGGCCTGAAGGTCAGGCGCAAGTTGGGATTGAAGACATTTCCTTGACCTATCCCTACCCCGATCTACCCGACCTGGTGGTGGGTCACCTCATCGAACTGGATAGTGTGGCCTACATCGTATCGAATGGCCCCCGGCACAAAGCCGATGGCCTTGAAGGCGTCGTCCTGCTGGAGACCGCATGAACCCCAGCTGTGGGCAGCTCATCCTCGCCGAAATGCTCGCCCGCCTCAACGGGACAGCCCTCGGCGCGCTTGAGAAACCCACCGGTCTGGTTTTCGACCGCAGTCGCCTGCGCGGCCTCAATCCTACCCAGCTTCCCGCGGGTTCCATCTACCCGCTGAACGAAACACCCCAGGGCAAAGGGTTCTCAGTCGAAGAATCCTTTGTCATCAAGATCGTCCTCTGGGAGAAGGGCTCAGGCGCCACGCCCATCGATCAGGATCTGGACCCGATCTGGCTCTGGACTCACCAGCAAGTCATGACCGACCAGTCCCTGGGCGGTCTCTGCCAGCGCATCGAACCCGTCCAGAAGATCTGGGGTTTCGACCTTGCCCAGGCGCCCTTCGGCGACCTGGATCTCCACTACCTCATCACCTACCGCCATCAAGCCGCGGATCCCACGCGGCCCTGAGAAAGGATGACCCATGGCTGACATCTTCTTCCGCGGTCAGGGCCGAGTATTCCTCGGTCTGCGCGACGCCAGCGGCAACCCCAAAAACCTTCGGTACCTGGGCAATGTCCCTGAACTGAAGATCGCCCTTGAAGCCACCACCCTGGAGCACAAGGAAAGCACCAGCGGTCAGAGCCTGCAGGACTTCCGCCAGGATGTCGGCAAGAAGGCCACCGCCACCGTGACCATGGAAAACTTCACCAAGGAAAACATGGCCATGGCCCTGCGGGGAACGGTCAACAGCATCGTCGCGGGTGTCGCGATTGTGGGTGAAGTCCTGGGCGCCGGCAGCACCACCGCCGCCGTCGGGGACATCCTGGTCTTCGCCAAGCGCAATGCCAGCGCTGTTGTCATCAAAGACAGCACCGGTAGCCCGAAGACGCTGACCCTCAATACCAACTACAAGCTCAACGCCATCGGCGGCCACATCGAGCTGCTCGATATAACCACGGGCGGGCCCTATGTTCAGCCCTTCAAGGCTGACTACACCCCCGGCGTCAGCAGCGAAGTGGGCCTGTTCACCGATGCGGCCAAGGAATACTTCCTCCGCTTCGAAGGCCTCAACACGGCCAATGGCAATGCCCCAGTGGTGGTGGACCTCTTCCGCTTCGTCCTGGACCCCAGCAAATCTTTGGATCTCATCACGGATGAACTGGGCAAGTTCCCCTTGGATGGCGCCCTGCTCTACGACAGCGCCCGCTCCTCGGCCGGCGTTCTGGGTCAGTTTGGCGCCATCTACAACCTGACCTAGGCCATGGCTGACGCTTCACTTTCCATTCTGCTCCCCGGCATACCCGAAAGGGTGGCTGGGGAGCGCGTGGAGGTTCGCCCTATCGTCCTTCGTGAGCTGCGGATGGTTGAGCGGGTTATGGAGGGGTGGGCCGTGTTGGTGCAATCCGATGGCGAGGTGATCCTCCCCGAGGCCTGGGATGCCTTTCTGGACATCCTGGGAGGGGCCATCGGGGCAACGCGCAATACCGTGTTGGCCTATGACCAATCCGATTTTCAGCATCTGGTCTGCCTCATGCTTGCCATCAATAAGAACATCTGGGATCCCGAACACTCAGAAGTCCCGAGTGATTCCTTCACCTGGGCGCAGATCATCCAGCGGCTGGTGAAGGCAGGCCATCCTCGTGAATCCATCATGGAAATGACCCTTGCCCAGGCCAAAGCCTTCCTAGAGGAAGGCTTGCGGCAGGAGCGTGAGGATTTGGCTATGGATATCACTGCAGCGAGCTTCTCCATGGCTGATGGGGCAACCGTCCAGAAAGTGACCAAGGAGCTTCGTCGTGGCTGAAGATGTTCTAAGGGTGAAACTGACTGCCGATGGCATCAGTGAGGTGATGAACGCCCTGAAAAAGGTGCAAAACCAGACCGAGAAGACCGGCGCAGCCGGGAGGACGGCCGCCGATGCGTTGGGATCCCTGGGCGTGATCTTCGCGGCAGGCAAGATCGCCAGCTTCGCCAAAGGTGCCCTAGATGCTGCCGATGGGCTTTACAAGATGTCCCAAAAGACCGGGGTAGCCGTCGAACAGCTCTCAGTCTTGACTTACATGGGGCAACAGGCCGACCTCTCCAACGGAGACCTTGAAAAGGGCATGATCAAACTAGCCAAAAGTCTCGTAAGTTTGCAGGCAGGCGAAGCAACCGCCACCGCCGCCTTCAGCCGACTGGGGCTCAGCGCTTCGGACCTGAAAGACCTCTCCCTTGACCAGGCCCTGCTGAAAGTGGCCAACGCCCAGGCGAAATTTGCAGACGGAGCGGGCAAAGCGGATGTGGCCCTCGCGCTGATGGGGAAATCGGGCGCAAACATGATTCCCTTCCTGAACGACATGGCGAACGGAGGGGTTGAGAACGCCAAGAAGAAACTGGAAGCTCTCGGCCTGGTGCTCACCGGCGACATGGCCCGAGCCAGTCAGGATTTCAATGACAGCATGAAGCGCATGGAATTGGCCGCCCAGGGCGCCACCATTCAGATCGCCCAGGGGATGCTGCCCGGGTTGACAAAATCCATCGATGTTCTGAGTGATGCTCTTGCTCAAACACCTGCAGGCATGAAAGCCTTTGCGGGCGGGTTTCTGGTGATTGGTGCTGCCTCTACTGCAGCGGCAGTGGCCATTCGTGCCGTAGGCGCGGCCTTGGTTGGCCTCGGTCCAATCGGCATTGCCGTGGTTGCCCTGTCAGCTATGACGGCGGGAGTTATTGGGCTCGTGGCCGAAATGGAAAGGGCCCACCAGCAGGACCTGAAGGACATTGCCACCAAGGGGCGAATGATCACGGATGGCAACAAATTGGTTGAGCAATGGAGCCAAGAGAATCAGGAACTTAGGAACTCTGGAACAAATAAGGAAGCGGCTGCCAAGCACACAAAAGCGATCAAGGATCTTCAGGAAAAACTCATTGCCATCAGTCCTGAATATCAAAAGATTCTCGGAGATGAGACCAAAGGTATTAACGAAAAAGCTGGCGCGATGAGTCGCCTGAATGGCACAACCAAGACCGACCTCGCCAACCGAAAGGCCACCCTTGAACAGAGCATCTCGGAGCTGGATCAAAAAATTGCTGCCCAGCAGAAATTCATTGATAAGCCCGGATTATGGGAAAAGGTCATGCCCTTTCAGGGCGGACTAAACAAATCAGTCATCGAGGGCCTCAAAGAGCGTAGAGACACGCTGAACGAAGCCTTGAAGGCCCTGAGCGCATCACTTGGGCTGGACGCATTCAGTGCGGACGCGGCTGACGCGAACAAGCCACTTGTCCCAAAAGTTGACCTGGCCAAGCTCAAGGCTGAGTTATCTGCAACTGTCGCGGATACGAAAGCCTCGGTTGATAAACAGAAGGCTCAAAATGATGCCTTCACCACATTGACCGAGGATTTCTACCAGCGTGGGCTCATAGATTTGAACACTTATCTGATGGCGCGGCGCAACGCGATCGAGCAAACCACCGCTGGCGAAATAAAACTGCTGAGGGCCCAGGTAACAGCGGAGCTCAACTCACGAACCAGCGAAATGACCCCATCAGATAAAATAGCCAGTGAAACCAAGGTTGCGGACCTCCGGAACCAGATCAGCATCCGGCAGAAGCAGGGCGAGGAACAACTCAACGCCCTGGAACGGAAAGGCCGGGATGACAGGGAAGCGGGTACAGAAGCAGCCCTGCGGGCGGAAGCGGATCTGGCCCAGGCGAAGGGCCGAACAGGAGAGGCCGGTATCAAGGCCCTGGAGGCGGAGTACGACAAGAAGATCGAGTTGGCGGGGAAGAATAACGACCCACGCGAAAAGGCGGCCCTCGTCGCCCAGAAGCCCTTGATTATCGCCTCGGCCCGCCTCGGCGATGCCTCCAAGAACATGGACCGAGGTCAGCAGTCTCTGAATATCGGCCTTGGCCAGATCGACAACCTACAGGCCCAGGGCCTCCTCACTGAGGAAGAGGCTGTCCGCAAGAAAATCGCCCTATACCAAGAATTCGTTCCGGTCTTGGAAAAGCTGGCGGAAGTTCAGCTGGAGGTGGCAAAAACCACAGGTAATCCCGATGACCTCCTCAAGGCCCAGCAGAATGCAGATGGTGTGGAGGCACTCAAGGACAACCTCCGCTCCCTGAGTGATTCCTTGGCCTATGTAAAGAACGCCGCCCGGGATGCTTTCCAGAATGGCTTAGCCGATCTCCTCGTGAGCATCGGGGATCAGACCACCAGCCTGACCGACAAGTTCAAGGCCTTGGGCAAGGCTATTCTCAATGCCATCGCCCAGGCTATGGCCATGCGCGCCGCCACCGAACTCACCTCCATGATGTTTGGTGCACCCCATGCCGAAGGTGGCCATATTCTTGGCCCCGGCACCAGCACCAGCGACAGCATCCCGGCCTACCTCAGCAACGGTGAATTTGTCATCAAAGCCGCTGCGGTGGCCAGGTATGGCCCCGGCCTGTTCGATGCCCTCAATGGCCTGCGGGTGCCTCGTTTCGCCCAAGGCGGCCTGGTTGGCTCCCACGCATCGGAGGGATTCCGTTCGGCGCCGCTCATCGGCGAGATCAACATCACTGTCGATAGTCAGGGCAAGGGCTCTGTGAGCGGAGATGGCTCAGGTCTGGGCATGGCGCAGCGCATGAAACAGGCGGTCATCGCCATCATCCTTGATGAATCCCGCCCTGGTGGCGAACTGGCGCGGAGGTAGCATGGCTGTCTTCACTTGGCCCACCACATCGGCGGCGGCTCTGGATTATGAGCCGCGCCTGCTTGAATCTGGGATGGGTGATGCCTATGAGCAAAGCATTCCGGACGGCCTGAATTACATCATGCAGGCCTGGAGTGTGACCTTTACCAGCCTGAGCGTGGAGACCTGCAATGCCATTGATGCCTTCCTGAAGACCCAGGGGGGGCACACCTCTTTCGATTGGACCCCTCCTCGGGAGTCAGCCACCCGGAAGTTCAAGTGCAAGAAGTGGCGAGTCAGCCCTGAAGGCACCCCCCTCTGGGCGATCCAGGCCGACTTCAAAGAGGTTCCAGCATGAGCACGCCCACGCGGGAGGTCTATCAGCTCGATCCCGGCGCCCAGCTCGTGCTGGTGGTCCTGGATACGGCGATCCTGGGCGGCCCCCTGTACCGGTTCCATGCGGGCACCAACCAACTCGGCGGCGCCGTGGTCTGGCAGGGGCAGACCTACCAGCCCTGGCCGGTCAAGATCGATGGCCTGGAATGGACAGGCAAGGGTGCCCAGCCTCGGCCCACCATCGCTGTAGCCAATCTGGACATCTCCAGCACTTTGGAGGAAAGCACCATCGGCGGCCTGGTGCGCCAATACCAGGATCTGGTGGGCGCCAAGGTGATCATCAAGCGCGTCTGGGCCAAGCACCTGGATGCCGTGAACTTCCCCGGCGGCGTGAACCCCACCTCCGACCCCTCCGAATACTTCCCTGATGAAGTCTTCGAAGTGGAGCAGAAGGCATCTGAAACCGCCCAGGCGGTGGTCTTCCAGCTGGCCTGTTCACTGGATGCCCAGGGCCTGCGCTTGCCCGCCCGGGTGATCCAGGCCACCGTCTGCGGCTGGAAGAACAGCGACACCGACATCTGCCCCCATGTCACGAACTGTGACCGGCGCATGGTCACCTGTAAGTCCTTCTTCGGCGCCAACAACCCGTTGCCCTTTGGTGGGTTCGAGGGCGCCAACAGGTTGCGCGGATGATGCCCTCCCTGCTCGCCATCGCCCGGCGCTATGCCGAGGAGGCCGCGCCTGCCGAGGCGTGCGGCCTGATCGTCGTTCAGTTGGGTTCCCATGTGGGGGACTACTGGCCCGCCCGCAATATCAGCCCAGAGTTAGATCGGTTCGCCATCCATCCGGAGGACTGGGCTGCGGCTGAAGACATGGGGCGCATCGCCGCGGTGGTGCACTCTCACCCGGGTGGTTCGACGGAGCCAAGCCCAGCGGATGTTCAGGCCTGCAATTTGAGCGGGGTTCCCTGGGTGATCCTGGGCGAGGGCGACTCCTGGAAGGTGCTCCAGCCCGAAGGGGTGCCCCTGGAAGGCCGCGAATTCTGCTGGGGCGTGTCCGACTGCTACAGCCTGGTGCGCGACTGGTTTAAGCAGCATGGCATCGTCCTGGCCGACTTCCCGCGCACCCCTGACTTCTGGCGCCGCGAGGATCTGTTCGGAGCCGGTCTGGCCCAGGCTGGGTTCAAACCCGTTCCTGATAGCGAGCTGCAGAACGGGGACGGCCTTCTGTTCAGTATCCGTGGGCTGGAGGTCACCAACCATTGCGGGATCTTCCTAGGGAATGGTCGGATGCTCCACCACCTGCCGGGGCGACTGTCCATCGCCGAGCCCATCGGGGCCTGGGTTCGAAGCCTGAAAGGTGTTGTGCGCTATGGGTTCTGACGCTCGCAGGGAGATCCTGCTCTACGGCCACCTGCGAAAACGCTTTGGCCGCCGGTACCAGCTGGCCGTCTCGTCTCCCAGCGAGGCGCTTTCCGCGCTCTGCACCATGGTCCCTGGATTCAGGGATCACATGGTGGAGCACAGCCTTCCCGGCTACCGCGTCTTTGTGGGGGATGCCCCCTGCGATGAGAACACCCTTCGCTGCCCAGCCGGAACCAGCGAGGTCATTAAGATCGTGCCCGTGGTGGCCGGCGGTAAGGATGCCCTGGGCCAGATCCTGACCGGTGTGGCGCTGATCGCCCTGGTCTACTTCACCGGGGGCATGGCCGGCGCGGGCTTCTCCCTCATGGGCACCTCGGCCCTCTCAACAGCCACCATCGGGATCGGCTGGTCCATGGCTATGGGGGGCGTCGCCCAACTGCTCTCGCCCTCGCCTGGTGTCTCGCCTCAGTCCACCAACGGCGAGGATGGTCTACCCAGCTATACCTTCGGCTCTCCGACGGTGACCGTGGGCCAGGGCCGCCCGGTGCCGGTGCTCTTGGGTGGGCCACTCCAAATCGGCGGGAACATCGTCAGCGCGGGCATCACCTCGGAGGCTTATACCCCCAAAGGGTTCGGCGGGATGGCGCCAGATGACATCGGAACTCAGGGGGGCAACGGCGACACCGTGCCCTTCATGTGGTCGCTGCAGCCTCAGGGGTAAGCATGAAATCAGAGTGGCCAATTGGAAATGAGGGTGGCGGCAGCGGGGGCATCCTGGTGGGTGGAGGAGGCAGTGGCGCCGGTGGTAACGGCGGTGGTAGCGGCGGTGGACCTGGCTTCGATCCCTACGCCACGGCAGCCAACACACGAGAATTCGGGACGGCGGTCCAGATCCTTTCGGAAGGCCCGATCGCGGGGCCGGTGAACGGTCTGAAGTCATTCCTGCTGGAGGGAACCCCCGTCCAGAACGCTGACAACTCCATGAATTTCAGCGGACTCGCCCTGGCCCTGGTGCTCGGCACCAACACCCAGGCCCACATCCCTGGCATGTCCAGCAGCGAATCTGAAGTGGCTGTGGATATTCAGGTGAAGGTCAGCACCGGGGCGGTCTCCCGAACCATCAATACTACGGGCCTCAGCGCCATCCGGGTGCGGATTTCCCTGCCACAGCTCTTCATCGTGAATACGACTTCTGGGGCCAAGTCCGGCGCGGATGTCCAGATGAAGATCGAGCGCCAGAGCCCCAACTACACGCCATCGGGCGGATCGCTGGGGGCCTGGGAGATTGTTCCCCTGGAAGGTGATGGCTGGATCTACGGCGGCCCCTTCGAGAGCAAGTTCACCAAGAGCTGGCGCGTGGACACGCCTGCCGCTGGTCCCTGGACCCTTCGCGTCACTCGCATGTGGCCGGATGCCCCCGATAGCTACACCCGGAATGACACCTTCTGGGAGGCCTACACCGAGATCTTCGACGGCAAGGTCCGCACCCCATACTCGGCCAAGGTCGTCTTCAAGGTAGATTCCAAGCAGTTCCGGAGCATCCCAAAACTGGAGGTCATCGCCAAGGGTGTGTTGGTCGAGGTGCCTGCGAATTACGATCCCGAGGCCCGCACCTACGACATCAGCGGCCCGGGAACCACCATGGGGATCTGGGATGGCACCATGAAGGTGGCATGGACCGACAATCCGGCCTGGCTGTGGTACGCGTTGGCCACCAACAAACGCTGGGGGGCCGGGGCCTATCTCGACAGCGGGAAGATCGACCGTTTCGCCCTTTATGCCCTGGGCCAGACCTGTGATCAGCTGGTGAGCGACGGCAAGGGTGACCAGGAGCCTCGCTTCCGCTGCTCGTTGTACCTGCAGTCCCAGGACGACGCCATCAAGCTCTTGTCAGACCTGGCTTCGGTCTTCCGGGGAATGGCCTACTGGGCGGGCGGGCAGGTCACTGTGGTGCAGGATGCCGCAGCAGGCAAGGCGGCACTCTTCAGCAACTCGAATGTTAAGGGTGGCCGGTTCTCCTACAGTGGCAGCGCCCGCAAAGCCCGCCATAACGCGGCCCTGGTCAGCTGGGTGGATCCCGACAACGGCTACCAGACCAGCGTGGAATATGTGGAAGACCACGACGCCATAGCCCGGTACGGCTACAACCCCATCCAGGTGCCCGCCCTCGGCAGCACCTCCCAGGGCCAGGCGCAGCGGGTGGGCATGTATATCCTGACGACGGAGAAGCTCGAAACCGAGAGCGAAGGCCACACCGCCGCCCTGGAGGGCATGGTGCTGCGCCCTGGCGACATCTACGGGGTTCGGGATCAATTCCGCCTAGGCAAGGGCCGCAACGGTGGCCGCATCACCTCAGCTACGCCCACCACCGTGAACCTGGATGGCTCGGTCGTCCTGGAATCCGGCACCACCTATGACCTGTCGGTCTGGCTGCCCTCCGGCGCCATCGAGACTCGAGCCATCACCACCGCCGCGGGCACGCGTCAGTCGGTCACCGTCGCGTCGGCCTTCAGCGAGACGCCTGACCCTCAGGCGCAGTGGTCCGTGGTCCCCCAGGGCCAGGAGGTGCTCTACCGGGCGCTGTCCATCCGCAAGGGTGAGGGCCTCGATTACGAGATCACCGGCATTCAGCACGATCCGACCAAATATGCTTTGGTGGAAGAGATCACGATCACCAACGCCCCCGCTCGTCCACTTAATAACCTGGCCGCCCCCACCAGCTTGGTTGCCACCGATAGCACCCGAATTGAAAAAGATAAATTGGTGCAGGTCCTGGCTGCTAGTTGGGTCGCTACCGCCCAGGGGTACTTGGCCGAGGTCTCTCAAGATTATGGACCATGGCGCCAGATGAACATCTGCGCTGCGGCCGCAGTGATTGAAGGTATTACGGCTGGTAGCTGGCGCGTGCGCGTCAAAGCCATCTACGCCACGGGAACTTCCAACTGGGTCGAGGTCACCCATGTGGTGGCTGCTCCCACTGTCATGGCCTCTGACGCGGCTGCAGCTGCAGCAGCGGCAGCAGGCGCGGCGGCCGATGCCGCTGCAGCGAATACAGAATTAGCCAATATCGCAAGTGATGCTGTTTTGACGGCTGACGAAAAGCCCCGAGTTATTCAGGATCGGGATGTGCTCGCGACAGAACGAGCCGGAATCGATGCCCATGCGGTGGTTTTTACTTGCGCAGCAGTAGATTCGGCGAAATCGATGTATGACACGGCGTCGTCGGCTTTAACAACCTACCTTGCCACACTCACCGCGCCTTACTTATGGACAGATCTTACTCAGGGCCACAACACCGCCATTATCGGTGAGACCTTCAGGCAAAAGTTTGCCGATGTCTACGCCGCACGGCAGGCGCTGCTGAACGCCATCGCGGATCGAGCAAAGACTTTGGCCGATACCGCTCAGACCTCAGCCAACTCCGCCCTTGCCCAAATTGCAGATCTCGCCTCGGATGGGATCCTGAGTGTCGGCGAGAAGCCTCCAGCAATCATGGCCTATGCCGGACTATCAAGTCAGGTGACGGCCCTCAGAGTGCAAGCACTTTCCGTTGGGGCAACGCTCCCGACCCAGCACACCCTTGGGGCCTACCTCGCCTCCCTGGGACCCTATTCTTGGAATGACACGGCGGCAGGACATGACACCACTATCCCGGTTCCAGCGACATGGACTTCAAAGTGGAACGAGATTTATGCCGAGATCGCAAACCTAACTGCCAACATTTCGTCCAAGCTGAATGGTGACATTACGGCCATCGAGACGATGATGGCGAATATCGCAGACGACTTTTTAATCACTGAACAAGAGAAGCCAGAAGGACGACGCTGGCTTGCTGCAGAAAAGAGCCGCTGGGAAAACGCCTACGACCTGGCTGTGTCCCTTGGCATGACGACGGAGGCGAACTCCTACCGTGATGGAGTCTGGAAACTCTCCTATCGCTATTTCGCGGCCGTCTTCTATTCCATCTCTGGCTTTGTCGACTACAACACCGGCTACAACGGTGCAGAGACTTACGACTCCAAGGGGAGTGTCGCTGTTGGGGCAAATCTCGCCGGAGATTTCGGGCCGATGCACTACAACGCATCCCCCCTCTGGACGAAGAGGGCCATGTGGGTCACCTACATGGCGGGGCTCTACAATTCCTCTTTGAATTTAATGAAGGCCATCGCAGCGAAGCCAGCAAACGGAACGGCACTCGGAACGGTTAAGCAGGGAACAAATATCACCATCGACCCCGATGGAACGATCAATGCCTCCGGAGCCCTTGGGACAACGGCAACCTGGGGAAGCATCTCGGGCACCCTGGCAAGCCAGGCGGACATGGCAGACCTCGCCGCCATCGAAGTCCTGGCAGGAACCAGCGGCCTGCTCAAAAAGATCGCCGCAAACACCTGGGCGTTGGACAACACGACCTATGTTGCAACGGGTGATTCTCGGCTTGCCGATTCTCGTCCTGCGTCTGATGTGTTTGCCTGGGCCAAGGCCAGCGTGAAGCCGTCCTACATTTACTCCGAAGTCGGGGCTCTCGCGGTAGCTGGCACCGCTGCGGATTCCTCGAAGCTGGGTGGGCAGCTCCCGGCCTACTATCAGACCGCCCTCGGCTACACCCCGATCAACAAGGCGGGGGATACGGGGATTGGGGCGCTCTCCATGGGTGCGCTCACCGCTACGGATGCGAGAGTCAACGGGGCCGCCAGCGCGTATCTTTGGGTAAACGGGGCAGCCGGTAACGAAGCCGGGATTGTTCTCCAACGCGCTGGCGTAAGTAAGTGGGAACTATATAAAACCGCTGGGTCAGACTCGTTCGACATTTATTCATTCGGCTACGGAACGGCCCTTTCTATCAATTACACGACCGCCGCCGCTTCGTTCAATGGCTCCGTAGCGATGGGTGCATTGACTGCGACAACTGGTGCCTTCAATAATGACGGCATCCGAATTGGGGGATGGCTAGGTCTTGGGGTTACCTACTCGTCAGCGCAGTGTGTTTTTGGCAGCAACATCTATGTCGATATTGCCGACACGGTTCAGGGCCAACTGCGCTACCAGCAAAGCCACTCGTCCTACGGGCACGCCTTTGTTCAGGCATATTACGGGCAAGTGGATATTTGCGCCAAGCGTGAAGGGGTCACAGGCGGGGCAGTCGTTGCAAAGAACATCATTGCGACATTCAGTGGTGTAGACAACAGTTCGACCTTTACCGGAACGGCATCGGTCAACGGTGGCGTCCCGATGGCTGGCTATGGATTGGCAGTTGGAGGGAATCTCAAACTCTCCACTGCAAACTCTTGGCTTACCGGGAACACCTCCATCGCGCTCTATGGAGATCCATCGTCGTCCTATGGCCTGATCCTGGCGGCCAGTGGAGCCGTCACCATGAACGGCCCGAATGTTTTTATGAACGCGCTATCAGCTACCACAGGTGCGTTCTCTGGCCCAACGCTGTATGTCGGGAATGGTTCGGCACCTACTTCCTTCTACACGAACGGAAATGCAAGCGGAGCAAATGGGGGCTCCTGCATTCTTGCGATGGTAAATGGAGTAACAAGCATTGCCATTGGAAATAGGTCTGCGCTTGTCGGTGGAGCGATGGACTCGTCCCCGATGCTTTACTCATCCGGCACAGTCTACACAAACTATGGCATGAGCATTGGCGGGGCAGTATCGGCCACCAGCGCGACACTCAGTAGCTCCATCAATCTGCCCAACAATGTTTTTGTCTATTCCAACGGCTTCCAAAATCTCTGCATCGAAACAGCTCACGGTGCCAGTCAGATTGGGATGCTGAACACTTCCTATTGTCACTTCAATACGGCTGCGACAAGTGGGTTCTATTTCTACCAGACCGTAAACATGGCGTCCTACTTGAATGTCGTGTCTGGCCTTGACATCACTGGCGGCCAATACGGGTCCGCGTCTTTGCTGGTCAACTCCGTTGCCCTCGCAAATTTCAGGGCATCCGGCCACATCCAGCTTGCGATTGCCGCTGATACCGCGCCTGCTCAAATTAGCTTGCAGGTAAAGCACAGCACAGCAGATGGGAACAGCTATGGGCTCCAGTTGAACCCCCTTGGGGGTCTGGTTTCCATCGGGGGCAGCGGCCTGTTGGTGACTGGAAGCATTGTTACCACCTCCGACATCGTTAAAAATAGCTACCTGTGGATGGCGCAAGACACCATCGGCCAGCACATGACAAATGCTCATGCCAACATCTACCTGAATTACACCGGATACGCCGGGGGCACAACACAGTTCAGAAGCCTATGGGTCGGTGATGGGAAGACCGCAAGGGTCGCGTTCTTTGATGGGATAACGAAAGACACGACCCTTGATGGCAGCCTGTTTTCGAGACAGCTCACGGTGCAGGGGGATTACACAAATCTAGGAGGCTGGAGGTGGGCCGCCAGATTGCAGGCCCCTGATTATCCGATGCTCACCTTTGAGGCGACCAGTCCCAACAATGTTTCGAGAATCGGCAATAACGGTGACGGCAGCCTTTACTTCTATGTCGGGGCAACGAACGGGACGATTGGGGCGCTGGGCCTCGTAATCAATGCCAACGGCACATCGAGCTTCAACAGCAACTCCGTCAGCATGGGCGATCTGATCCAAAACAACGCCGCTTGGCATTATGGCTACAACACCGCAGGGGGGCTCCAACCCTTGATCCGATCTCGCGGGATGGGGTATGCACCCAATCCTTATGGCGGGGTTCAGATCGGGCAGACGGGTGACCATATCGCTATGTTCATCGACCCCGGAACAATTGCCGGAGGGGCGTTCGGCGGGAATACCAACGAATTGATGATGCCCAACGCCTTCACCTGTCTAGTCGCTAATACGGCTGGCACAGATTGGCAGCCCTGGATGCTAGTCAACAACAGCGCGACCACCTTCGGGTATGCGGTAACCGCAGCATCCCTGACCTCAAATTCGTTTATCCGTGGCTATGGCCTGATCTACACCTCAGCGTCGATTCCTGGCGATGTCATCGGCTATTTCGTAAACTCCAGCGCGACTGGCTACGGTGTAGAAATTCAAGGAGCCTGCGCGGGTCACTACATTCTCAGCCTTCGGGACTACGCTGGGAATCGCGCGTGGAATGTCGATGGCAGCGGCTTGATGACCGCCCAGGCCGCGAACTTCGCTGGTAATGTCACCGTGGCTATGGCAACCAACGCTCGGGTAGCGGTGCGCGGCGGTGGCGCAGTCAACGGGTTCTTGATCGAATCCGATAGCTTGAAGCAGGCATGGGTCTGGAACTACGAAAACACGGTCACAACCTTTGGCAATAACGGAGCCGCCTACCTAACCGTTACCGCAGCCGGGGCGGCCACCTTCGCGTCAACGGTAGCGGCAGAGACATACAAACTGCTGGATGGTTACTCCATCCTGCCCTACACCACCCTGCGGGACTTCCCTGCTGGGACGCTGATTGAAACGGGCATCGACTACTCTACGGCCAGCGGCGATTCATGGTTGCTGGAAATCACAGGCAACAGCTACGGCAGCGAGATCCCTTTCCACTTCAAGGCCCAAGGCTACATCTACGCCAGCACCATCATCAACTTCGGCGGGTTCTCCACTGGTCCGTGGCCTGGGATGCTTAAAGCGTTCTTGCAGAACGGACACTTATGCTTCTGGATGCCAACGATGGGGTATTGGCAGGGGTTCCAGGTTTCCTGCAAAATCGTAACCACCGCTGGTGTGCGCTCGAATCAAGTGATCAGCGCAACCAATTCCGCGTTCCCCGGCGGCGTGACGAAGATCGTGGACCTGAGCCCGAAGATCGTCCAGGTTTACCACTCGGGCAATGTCGGAACCAACGCCGCCACATTCCAGGCCGCTATTGCCAACGCCACAGCTCCGATGGTTGGAACCTACGCGGAGATGATCGCGTTCACCCCTGGCGGCATCCTGGCCTACTGGTATGCAACCGATGTAGCCGCGCCGGATGGATTGAATGGAAGACTCTACCGATGGAGTGGGTCTGCATGGGTTGACCAGGGCAACCCGTCTGTTGTAGTTGGGCGCATCACGGCAGGCGTGATCTCAGCGGGTGCCATTGGTGCCCAGGCGCTCAACGCAACTATCGTGATGACCTCAGTCTTAACATCAACGGGCTACACGCCGGGAAACGCATCGGCAGCGCCCTACGGATTCAAACTCAGCGGCAATCCGTTTACCACGACCTACCTAACTACCTCTGGAGCAGGCACCTCTTCTACTTACATGGAGCTGGGTTCTGAGGCGAACTTTGGTGGGTATCCCGTTGGCGATGTGGCTCGGGTGATGACCCGCTCCAACCGCATCCTGAACCCCGACTTTTGGGGCAGCACATCGAATTGGGGCGGGACGCCGCAATGGTCACAGGTTCTCGTCAGCGCCACAGGCGTATCGACTTACTACCCGACCGTTTCCACCTACTACAACTACGCCTTCAGCCAGTGTTTTTCGTCCCCTGCCTACCTGCGTGGAGCGCAATATCTACGGTTCACACCTACTCTCACTATTTCGTGTGTGAACGCCAATGGCGCAGGAACTATCGTTGGTCGAATCACGGTCAGTCTCAAAAACTTCACCACCGGAACCACAACTCAGATTTACCAATCAACCGGGGCCACCGCCTCGCAGACCGGATCGGGGTCAACTTCATGGGCTCCGGGACAGCAGTCCATTGATGTGTCGTCCTACCTGTCCTCCAGCGCATCCCAATACGGAGTGATGGTGGTTGTTGACAACATCAGGATCACCAACGACGCCCAAGTAACCAACGCATCCTGCACCGGCTCCGCTGCCGTGGTTGGATGGGAATTTTTGATGTAGTCAAACCGGGGCATCGTCCCCATTCATGGAGCAGTCGTGAGCGCAAAAACATCCATCCTGACCGGCAATGTCCTGGTCGAAACCGTGGGCCTGGGCCTCAACATTTCCCGCACACCGGTTGCTGGCACACCTCCCACCGTCCAGTTCAATGTGGGCATGTCCTACTGCGACCAAACCTATCTGGTGGACGCCAAGGGCGCGAGGGTGAAGCTCCTCACCCAGAACGAGAATCAGAAACATGTCGGATTCACCCAGGATCAGACCACGGCCCTTTACCTCACGCCCATGAAACTCGCAGACGGGACCGATACCTGCTTCGGGGAGATCCTGTCGAACCTGTGGGACGCGGCGATCGTGGCGGATATTGCCAACCCGGTGGCCTCGGGGCCGATGGGGCCAGGGATGCTGCGTCCCTGAATAACCGCTGGCCGATGAATTGAAATAATGGTGCGGAACCATACACCGCCCCCCCCTCAATAAGGCGACCTTGGGTGGGGGGGCACACATGCGCGCAGGGGCGTGGTCAATGATCTCGATCGCCTACGGCCGCCGGGGCCGAGTGAAGCTGGGCCTCCCCACCTTGGTGCAGTCATGACGCGCACGCCCCTCACCGAGCACATCACCCTCGAAGAAATGACCGCGAGCCACCATGGGCTCAACAACGACTGCCCCCAGGCATTGGCAGCAAACCTCCTCAAGACAGCCCAGAAAGCCGAAGAAGCCCGCGCCATCCTCAGCGACTTCGCCCAGAAAGACTGCCGCCTCTTCGGGATCTACGGCTATCGGGGCCATGACGAAAACGCCGCCTGTAGCGGGAGCGAGACCAGTGCCCACATGGAAGCCCTGGGCGTGGACTTCCGGCCTGATGCAAGCCTCTACACCCTGCGCGCTGCCTGGGATGTGCTGCGCATGCACCCATCCTTCATGGCTGAGGTAGACCAGCTCATCATCGAGCGCGGGTGCCTCCACATCGGCCTGCCCACCGCCAGGCACAACCACATCCCCCGGCATGAGCTGCGCCTCGACCAGGATGTGAATGGCAAACGGACCTATCCACTGTTCGGCAACTGGGAGGCTCCCCATGCCTGACCCGCGCATCCTGGCCGCCTGGGAAGCCGAGAAGTTGCGCCAGCGCCGCCGCAGCCTCGCTTACTGGCGAAGCATCCTGCAGGTCTATCTGATCCTCACCGCCCTCACCTTCGGATTCCTCGGAGGGTCAGCCCTCCTGGTTTCCCTTCTCACCAGGAGCAACCCATGACCAAATGCGTGCGCATCGAGAATGCCGACACCGCCCCTTATAAGGTGGCCGTGGAGGTGTGGGACAAAGCCTACCCAGAAGGTTCCGGCCCCGACACCCTGGCCAAAACCATCCGCCTCGATCATCCCACCGCCATGACCGGCTACGATTGCTACCTGACCTCCACCCGTTATCTGGTGGTCAAAGAGGTCGTGGAGTAGCCATGGCCTTCGACTGGAAAGCCATCATCAAGACCGCCGCCCCCCTTCTTGGCACCTCGCTCTATGGGCCGCTCGGCGCCGCCGCCGGAAAGCTTATCGCCGTCGCCCTAGGTGGCGACGAGACAAAAGCCACGCCCGACGATCTGGCCAAACTGGTCCAGAGCATCACCCCCGAGCAATTGCTGGCCCTGAAGAATGCCGACCAGGCCTACGCCGTCCAGTTGAAGGCGTTAGACATCAATGAGGTGAAGGATCTTGAAGCCCTCGCGGTGCAGGACCGTGGTAGCGCCCGCAACATGGCGGTTCAGCTGCACGACAAGACCCCAGCCATCGGGTTCTACTTCACCAGCGCTGGATTCTTCAGCATCCTCCTCGTCCTGGCCTTCCACGCCGCACCGGGCGGATCCAGAGACCTGCTGAATGTCATGCTCGGTGCCCTGGGCCTCGCATGGGGCAACCAGGTCAAGTTCTTCTACGGTGGCGGCCCGAACGATACGGCCATCAGCGAAATGCTGCACCTCAGTACCCCCACGGAGAAGGCCTGATGGCCGTGTCTGAGCGCCGAGAGTTGACCTTCCCTATCGCCATGGATCGGGTGGTGATGTGGCTTATCGCCGGGCTCGTGGCCTGGCTGTGCGTCTCCACCATGGGACTCCGTGAACAGATGGCCGTCGTCATGGAACGGGGGGAAAACAGCAGACAGGACTTCAAGATCGTCCACGAAGAGATGGAACGCCTCACCAACAGCGACAAAAAGATCAGCGAAAGCCTTAAAGAACTCGAACTTAAACAGGCCCAACACGGCTGGAATTAAGCGCACCCACTCAATAGGAGACCTCATGACCATGGGCCCCTTCACCCTCTTCAACGCCGCCAACAAGTTCATGGGGGATGGCACCCTCGATCTGGATACCAACACCATCAAGTGCATGGCGATGGGCAGCGGTTGGACCCCGAACGCTGAAACCCAGAGCGTCAAGGCCAACATCGTGGCCAGCGAAGTGGCCAACGGTAACGGCTATGTCACCGGTGGCGTCACCGTCGCCTGCACCTGGACCCGCGTCGCCAAGGTCTGCACCTTCGACAGCGCCGATCCTGCATTTACTGGTGCCACCGCCTCCTGGGGCATGCGCTACCTCGTCTGGTATGCCAGCGGAACCCTCAACGGCCAGGTCGATCCCCTCATCGGCTACAAGCTCGTTGACACCACGCCCGCCGATGTGACCGTGGCCGTGGGTTCCACGGTCACCTTCCAGATCAACGCGGCCGGGCTGTACACCACCACGCTGCCCTGAGGCTAAGCCATGACCGTAGAACGGACCATCAAGATCATCGCTCAGGACGGGGAAACCCTCCTGGGCGAATTGTCGATGCAGGACGGAGGCGCGGCTGCTGACCTCAACATCCCACAGGACTGGTTTACGCCTCAGTCGTTGCGGGATGTGGCCATGGCCTGCACGCGCATGGCTGACCTCATCGATGCTGGGGGTGCCTGATGGCCATCACGACCATGGACGGACTTGCCGCAGCCATCGCCAGTGGGCAGCGGATAGTCCTGCAAAAGGCCAGTGCCACAGCGGTTGCCAACTTCTACTACACCCTTTGGACAACGGCGGGCCAACCGGGTGCAGGTGCGGCCATCGGCAACATCGCAGCAGGCGTGATCCCCACCGACGCCACTGCAGGCTGCCCGATCATCAATGCGTTCACGGGCGGAAACACTGGTTATCTGATGACCTTCGACGCCTCCAGCTCGGTGGCTGGAGTGCTGTCCGTCTATGATCGGCTTTACCACGCCGGGCCGTTCATCGGCACCACGCTCCACACGGATACCTTGGCCGCTCAACCGGCACTGGTTCGGGTGCCTAATACCGACTACTCGCAGCTTGAGGCATGGTTTGAAGTCACGGCCGTCTTTGCTGCCACGGCGACGACCGTCACGATCAGCTACCAGGATGGCAACAACGCCACGCAAACCGGGACCATCACCGATGTTGTGTCCCTCACGGGTGCCCCCGTGAATCGCATGTACCCGTTCCGTCTTGCCAATTCCAGCGGGATTCAGAAACTCAACAGCGTGACGATTGGCGGTGCAACGAACACCACCGGGCAGGGCAATGTCGTCATCCAGCGGAATATCGTGGACCACACGATTGTCAGCGCCAATATCGGCAGACCGAAAAAGGGCCCCTTCGAGACCGGAATGCCCCTTATTTATGCCGACAGTTGCTTAGCCATGATGTTCAACGCGACCACGACCAGCACTGGCACCCTGTATGCAGAGGGTTCGATCGGCAACGGATAGCCCATGGCTGCACCCTGGCGGGGCGTATTCCCTGGCACCTGGTCCTCTGGTGATGCCATCTTCGACGGGACGCCTCCGGGGATGCTCGTCAGTGAGGCCATGCTTGGCGTCCCAAGTTATGGGTCGAATCTCACCATCACCGACACCACCCCCGCCGCGCTCACTATCGCCGGGCAGGGTTCCGACACCTACAGCAAGACCCTGGCCGATACCACCCCGGCCAACGCCACCGTTGCCGGCCTGGCAGGCGCTGTCCAACTGGCTCTGGCAGATGCCGCGCCCACCAACCTGACCATCACCGGCCTGGGCTCCGATGCCGTTCAGCACCAGGTGGCCGACACCACCCCCAGCAGCCTGACCATCCTCGGCCTTGCCGCCACCTTGCTGATCTCCATCGCCGATGTGGGGCCTACCAACGCGACCTTCACTGGTTACGCCGGGCAGGTCCTCACCGGGCTCTCCATCCAGGACACCACCCCGGCGGCCATCATCCTCGCGGGCCAGAGCGGTGATGCCGTCGCCATCACCCAGACCGATGCCGCGCCCGCCAATCGGGTCGTTGCCGGTCTCGCTGGATTCGTCGCCCTCACCGTGCCTGATGTTGCGCCTGCGGCCCTGACCGTCTCAGGTTTCGCTGGATCCGTTGCGTTGGCCGTGGCTGATACTGCCCCTTCCGGCCGTACCGTCACCGGCTTCGCAGGCAGCGTCGTTCAGGGCCTCGTCATCCCCGACACCGCCCCGGCCCAGATCACCCTGGCAGGTCTGACCGGCAGCGTGCGCCAAACCCACACCGACACCGCACCCGCCGCCCTGACCATCATCGGCTACGCAGGCCAGGTGCTCACCGGCGACCTCGTGCCCGATACCACTCCGGCCCAGGTGATCGTGACTGGCCTGGCCGGTTCTGTCCGTTTCGAAATCAGCGATGCCGCGCCGTCTTCAGTCGTCACCGAAGGCCTGGTCGGGAGTGTCGTTACCAGCCACACCGATGCCGCCACCGCTTCCGTGGTCTTCACGGGGTACGCGGGGCAAGTGGTCTTCGGCATCACCATCCCTGACGCAGCAGCTCCCGCCGAACGGATCTTCACCGGCTATGCCGGAACGGTCCTGATCCAACAGGATATTGGCCTCCCGCGCTCAGTGATCCTGCCCGCACGCACGCTCGCAGTCACGCCACCCGCACGCACGCTCGCAGTCACGCCACCCGCACGCAGCGTGGCCATCTCCCTCTATGCCCGCACCCTCGCCATCCAGCCCGATCCATCGGAGCCCACATGATCCAGTTCACCCCCCAGATGCCCAAGAAACCCAACGAGCTGCTCAACCTGAGCATGGACTTCTCCCAAAAAGGCTGGCTGAAGTCCGGTGAAACCATCGCAGCCTGCGTCTGGAGCGCCCAGGTCTACAGCGGCTCTGACCCCACCCCCGACGCCATGATCTCCGGCGCCGCCACCATCACCGGCACCGAAGTCTTCCAGGATGTAACCGGCGGCATCGAAGGCACCGTCTACCTCCTCCTGGCCACCATCACCACCAACACCGGCCGCACCCTCGTGGGCCGTGCGCTGCTGCGCGTGGCGACGGTCTAGCCATAGATGATGGGATAAGAAGTGCCCAAAATCTTGGACCAACCAGGGACCGGTTTCGCAATTCAAACGCAATTATCAACACTTACAAACCATGGCGAACATTAAAAAACACACAAAAACACACCTAAGCAAAAGCCCCGAAACCTAGTGGTGACGGGGCTTTCTTGGTGGTGTACCCGGCTGGGGTCGAACCAGCGACCTTTGGCTTCGGAGGACAACGAAAGACTAGGATAAGTCTCTTTCCATCTCTTTTTAGATGATGGGTGCTTTGGATTCTTGGACTTGTGAGGGACCGGTTTGAGCGTGCGCTTAGAATCGCGTGACTGGACCATTGCCGTCTGCTGATAGAATCATGGGCTTCAAAGATAGAATTTCCACGCTGGTCTTGGAGGGAAATATGGAGCCTGTTGAGTTCGAAGTTAGGTCCGGACGCCCGACCCAGGTTGTGGTGGCAGATGAGAATGGGAAGAAGTGGACCATTACCTGCAGCCTTTCCATCATCAATGTCGTTCCCAAGGGGACGAAAAATGCGGATGGTTCTCCAGAGTTTGACCTCAATTTTGGAATCGCCTTTCAGACCAAAGAGTTTGAAGCAAAATGACTGTGATGGAGAGGTCCGCCACGGTCTTTGCTAGATCAAGCAACCACCCGGTGGGTGGCTCGTGCCTTGTTCGGGGTGCGATTTATTCCGAAACCTCTGGATTGCTCAAAAAATTCGACCAAGATTGGGGGATGGTTCCCCGACTTGATCAGGTTGCTGTTGAAGCCACTACCACTGCCTTCAGTGTCATCGTGCGCAGTTTCTCAGCGGCTTGTGGAACTGTTGCGTTTACCAAACCACTCCAGGTCCACGGAGTTGTAAGTGAAGGCGATTATGAGCTTGAGGTTCCTGATCTTGGGATCCTGGAGTTTGGTGAGTCTTACTCGGAATGCTTGAAAAATTTCATGGATGCACTGGCCTTCCGTTGGGAGCAATACGGGTTAGAGCGAGATGACCGAATGTCACCGCGTGCTCTTGAGCAGGCCAGGAATTTCCGATCCTTGGTGGTGAGCTAGGTATGCCTCTGAAAGCCAGGGATGTCATACGCGCACTGGAGAAGAAGGGCTTCCTTCGCGATAACTCGAAGGATATCCGGTTCATTTATTACACCAGCGAGGGGCGCAAGAGTTCCATATCAACCATGATTTCCCATGGCGAGATCGAGATATCAGATAATCTGCTCCGATTTATGAGCCGACAGCTTACGATTAGCCGTGAAAAATTCGGAGAATTCGTAGCGTGCACCCTTACTCAGGATGGTTTTGAGAAGATCGCAAAGTTTTAGGTTTGGCGAGGATCTTCTTTTTGGGTGTGAAGGTTTTCCACCCGGCTGCCTCGGCTGCTCTGGCCTGCACCTGGCGGCCATCCAGATCGCGCTGGACGATGTAGAGCATGCTCGTGCTCGGGTCTTCGTGGCCTAGCCAGGCTTGGATCTGGGCGATGCTGGCGCCAGCTTCCCAGGCACCGGTGGCGAAGCTGGCGCGCAGGCGGTGGGGATGCAGGCCCACGATGCCCAGGCGGTGGGCGGTGTTCTCCACGGGTTTGCGCAGGTAGCCGGGGTGATGGGGCACTTCCTCTTCGGCGGGGAGCACCAGGCCGTGGTGGGGTTTCCCTTGGGCCAGCCAGCGGGTGCGCATGACGCGGCGGAAGAGGGGGTGCATGGGGATGGCCCGCACATCGCGGTCTTTGGCCTCGCCCACGCGGTAGATCTGGGCGGTCCAGTCGAACCATTGCCAGCGCAGCCCCAGGGCCTCGCCTTCGCGCAGGCCCATGGTGAGGCAGGCCATGAGTGCTAGGCGGGCGTCGGCGTTCCTGCAGGCCCTGCTGGCGCGCAGGAAGGGGCGTAGCTGTTCGGGCCAGACCACGGCCTGCACTGCCTTCTGTTGCTTTAGGTTGGGGATCTTGAAGGGCACGGCCGCCACCAGGCCGCGCTGCATGGCCCAGCCCAGCACGGTGCGCAGGGTGGCCACCACCTTGTTGGCGCCGCCCTTGGAGCGTCGGCCTTCGCCGGTGAGGTATTTCTGCCGGAGGTCTTCCACATCCGCTGCGGTGATCTGGTCGATGGGGCGATCCGCCAGGTCCTGCCAGTGGAGGCGCATGCGCAGCTCCACCACCGCGAGGGTGTGATCAGTGATGGCACCGGACCCTGGATCGCCCCCGCTGCGCTTCTCGCGGTACAGCTCGACCAGGCGGGCCAAGGTGAGGGCAGGGGGCGGAGGCTCGGGATCAGGCAGGATGCCCACTTCGGCATTCTTGAGGGCGGCTTTCTTGAGCACCACCCAATCCCGGGCGAATTTCTCGTTGCTGTGGCCCGTGTTGCCGTTGTATTTCTGGCCATCCAGCTTGAACTCATAGCGCCAGGTTTTGGTGCGCTCGGACCAGTAAATGCCTCGACGGACTTTGGGGGAGGGCATGGACTATCCCTCAGGCCTGATTCATTTCCTGCGCCAGCTTGCGCCCTCTTGGGGAGCTGAGGGGGATCATCTCGGACCCCTTGCAGGACGGGCAGACTTGTTTTCGGGCGCTCAGGCGCCAGATGGAATAGATCAGGCCGGGCAGAAGGAAAAAGCACCAAAGCAGGAGTTCGATGAGGAAGGATCCTGGGGTATCTGTCTGTGGATTACCTGCGGTGCCGCAGGATGAGCAGATCATGGGTTGCTTGGCCATTATTTCTCCCTGTGGGGGTAGGGCGTTAGTTCAGTGGTTGAACAGCTTATTGACGATTCATTTCTGCTCTTCCGTAGACGGGGATTCGATCTTGGACCCATCCTCAAACAAAACAACAGAGGGAGAGAAGGAAAAGGAGGTGTTCGAAGCGCTGGCGCCCGCCAATTTCATGTTTTCCGTAGAAAACCCACCTGCATACTCGCGGGCCGTGAACTTGATAACTTTCCCTGGGGCGAAGGAGGCTTCCACTTTTATGGCAGTCTCGCCAATTTTATCCCCAAAACGATCCATAAATAGCCCATCACCCTTGATGCCAATAATGGCCTTTTGCCCTTTATTTTCTGCCTCAAAGAACAGGGTCACCCGCTTTGCTGTTGAAAAACCGAGGGGTCCTTCTGTTTTGATGTCTACCAACCGAATGGATAACACCTGGGTCAGCTGATCTGTGATTGATTTTCGAACGGCGATGGCCTTCTCTTTCTTTATCCGATTGGCTTCCTCTTCGATGCGCATTTTTTCAACGAAGGCCCTCTGCTCGGCAATGGCCATGCCGACAGTCATCCCGTCTGGAATCGGAGCTGATTTTTGCCCAAAGGCAGCATCGAAAGCTGATCCTATGGTGTGCCTTATGAGATAGGCCGTCAGTAATTCGCGTTCTTCTTGTGAAAGCCTTTCCATAACTGGCTTGATTGTTTCCATGGAGCTGAGATCTTTAGGTAGCTTTGTATTTCGGGGGTTAGAACAACCCATCGCTAGTGCTATAAACATGATTGTTATTAGATAACGCATGGTTTCTCCTGGTTTATTATTATGTAATTTTACATCATTCTTGGGAGTGATTAACTATTTTTGACAGCGACCGCAGCACCCATCGACCCCTGGGCACGGCTGCCGGTGTTGACTTTCGGATTGAACATTCACCACGATCTGGCCCACCACGAACATCCTGTGGTTGCCGCTTGGTGTGGGCTCTGATGCCTCGGCAACGATCTGTTGGAAGGCCTGGCGGATTTGATCTTTTGGGGCCATCGGGCGTCTCCTTCCGCTGAATGCGGGGAGCCATTAAGCCATAAACAGCCTGACAAGGGGTGTTACATCGCCCTCTGTAACATTTGAGCGACCCTGTGCACGAGCAGCTTCATAGACGGCCATGATGCCGGCCACGGTGCGCTCGGGAGACAGGGTGAGTTTCCGTTGGTGGAGCAGCTGCAGCACGGTGAGCATGGCCGATTCCAAGAGCGCCAGGTCGATCGGCTGGAGAGGGGCTTGAAAGGTTGTGATGTTCTCTTTGGCTGATTCTGGGTGGTTGGGGTACATACCAAAATCGCGGGCCATAACACCTGCAAGGGTGCCGGGATGTTTTGGTTCATCCCCTGTTCGCAGCCATACCGGCGTGGTGCAGGTCTCTTCGGCGATCCTTGTTACCGTCGGGGATCGTGGAATGGCTTGGCCGCGTTCCCAGCGAGATACCTGCTGCCATTGCGTTTGGAGGGCAGAAGCGAGCGCGGATTGCGTAAGCCCTGCGGCTTCCCGCGCCATCTTTATCCTATCTCCAAGTGTTTCCATATGTTTACATGAGCCCCAAAAAAAGGCTTGCAGATATTATGGATAAGGTTTAATTTGTTTCATTGATCCACATCAACACCCACGACACGCGAGCTGACATGAAACAGAAAAGCGTTCCAAGGATACCCCGTAAATCAGGCTGGAGCCCCAATCAGATCAAGGCTGCATTGATCCTTGCTGATATTGAGCCCTCTGAAATAGCAAAAACCAGCGGTATGTCCCACCAGGCCATCCTTGCGGCGGTGCGAGGCGATCGGTGTGGCAGCAGAAGTCGCCAGGCCATCGCAAACGCCCTTGGGATTCTCGTCACAACTATTTGGCCCGACGCCCTCCTGCCGATGCGCGAGCGCCGCCTACGCAAGGCCTCGTGAATCCTTCCTGAGCAGCGTTTCCCTCTTCGATTTCTCATCTAGGAACCTCCATGTCTGGAATATTCAGCGAGACAGACTGCGCGAACCAGTTGAGTGATCGCGCAGCCAGCCTGAAGGCCGGTATGCGAGCTCGTCTTGATTCGCTCGGATATAGCGCGCCCGGCGTGGCCCACGAGATGGGTTTAGACCCGGCCACACTGCGTCGGTATCTGTCGAACACTTACCCTGGCGTCTTGCCGGTTGATCTGATCCACGCGTGGTTTAAGGCCACGGGCGGTGATCTATCTCCAGTTCGGCAGCAGCTCAGCCTTTGTGGCTACACCTTCAAACGCATTGGCTGCGATGACGCCCCCTTAAGGGATGAAGTGCGCCTCACGGGCGAGATTGCCCACCTGAGCGGAGATGCCGTGGCCCTGCTGGTTAAGCAGTGGGCTGACGGCGTGCGCACCCAGGAGGAGCGGACCAAGGCCCTACCCGTGTTGCGGAAGATGCGGGCGCTGCTGGACCGAATGATTGAAACGGATGAGCGAAAAGCCAAGCCAGCGGTGAGGAAGTCATGAGCGGCAAACCCGGCCGCAGCGGCCGTCCCCCTATGCCACCCGTGGATGTGACCACGCTGGATCTGCTCACACTGCCCCAGGTGCTGGTGTACCTGCACCAGATGGGCCGCCCGATGGGGCGGGGAAAGCTGGGGCAGGAGATCGCCTCGGGCCGCCTGCCGGTGCTGGTGGATCACCTGCACCTGGATCGCCTTAGAAATCCCCGCTACCTCATCGAGCGGGCCGCTGTTGACCGCTGGCTTCGCGCCAGCCTGACGCCCTTGCGCGTCGCCTCACTCGCTTCGTAATCCCCCAACAAAAAGCCCCAGAACGACCTGGGGCCTCTGCCCTCAACGAGGAGGAACTGCATGAGATCCCCAGCGTATCACCCTGATGCCGCCCGCGCCATTCTTGACCAGATTGCGCCGCCGCCCGACCTGTTCACCAGCGCCATGACTGTCACCACGCCCGATCGCTGCGCCTGCGGTGAGGCGCTGGAGATGGAAATGGAGATCGGCCTGGGCGAGTGCGTGAACTGCCAGGCCGAGGCGGCGTGGCTGTCGGGCGGCCGGAGGATGGCATGAGCGCCCTATCCCCCACCCTGGCTGGCGCCATCGCCAAAGCTGAGCGCGGCATCGCCTTCCTGCGGATTCCCCAGGCCACTGCCGATCACCTGCGCAACGCCATGGATCACTTCAAGAGCGCCGCCAATCTGGCTGCGTCCCATCGCACGGTGCTGGTGGAGCTGGAGGCCGAGATCCCGGCCCCGGGCCCGGCGCTGTTCGACGCTTCTGGTGACCCTGCGCCTGGTGCTGAGGTGGCTGACGAGAAATGGATCGGCCTCCGAATCGAGGAGCATCCGATTCTCGCCATGAACGAAGCCGCCTATTGCGAGTTCAACCACATGAAGCAGGAAGCCCTGGAACAGGAGATGCTCTTCGCGCTGCGCCTTCACACGCGGGCTCGCGGGCTGGATTACGAGGCTATTCGCGATTTGGTTATGGATGATTTGGGTGGCCTGGGTCATGGGACCTTCGATTGGCTTGTCTCGCAGATCCTCACCTCTGGATCCTTCGAGTGGCTACATCGGTGCGAGGACTGTCAGTGCGCCGATACCCCTGATGCCAACGGCCAGGTGCTCTGCCACACCTGCAAGTGGAAGCGGGATGACGCCGCGCGCAAGGCGAAGGTTAAGGCCGAGAAGAAACAGGCCAATGTCGCAACTCCCAAGAAACCCAGGTCGCCCAAGAAACAGACGGTGGCTGAGTTTCTGGAGAACGAAGGAGGTGACGAATGAGCATCCTTCTGGCTGCTGCCGAAAAACTCACCCACCGCCTGCGTCTCCTGCAGCGCATGCAGATCCAGGCCCGCGAACGCGGTGACACGCTGGTGGAACTGCATGTGGAGGAATTATTTGACTCCGCTGATCTGGCTGCCATCGATGCCTGGGAGCGGGCCAAGGCTGAGGCCATGGGCGCACAGCCCCTGCCGTTTGAGTTGGCGGTATGATCGCCGCCCTGTTCGGCCTCGGTATTCTCACGGCCATCCTGGTTCCCCTGTTGGTGGCGACTTTCCCTACTTGGGAGTGGCGCCTGTTGTGCTGGCTCAACCGCCGCCGCATCGTTCGGGCGTCGCGGGATTACCGCGCTGCGATCCGGCGGCCACGATGAGCCTGCGCGTTCGGATTCTGCACCTGGTGGGGAATGCCACCCTGCTGGTGGGCATGGCGGCGGCCTTCCCTGGCTGCATGTTGATTTTGGCTGGGTCCTGGTGCACCGACGAGGCCAACAGCCAGGGCCGCGACCACGAGCCGGGGAGGTTTTGAATGGACGGCATGGTGTTCACCTTGGCCGTGCTGCTGGTGTTCGTTCTTTGGGCGTTGCTGGCGCCCGCCCCGAAACCCGATACGCGCCCCACGACGGACGAACTGGTGGAACGCCAGCGGCAGATCGACAGGGCCAACCATGTGGAGCTTTTGTGACTGTTTCTCTGCCCGGCCCTCGCCCTGAGGATCTTCTGGCCCTTTCGTACCTCACCCGGTGGCACAACAAGCCCACCACTCGTCAGCAGACCCTGGGCGAACACCTGGCCAAGGTGGCGCTGATGGCCGATCAGCTGGGGCATCAACTTGGCGATCGCTACGATGACGAAGCGGCCCTGGAGACGCTGTGCTGGGCCTTGCAGCATGACCTGCCGGAGACGGAGCATGGTGACATCCCAAATCCGGCGAAGCGGTGGTTAGACAAGAGCCTCGGCCATCCTTATGACGACCTGGTGGCCACCACCTGGTGGCGCGATCGGGGGGCGGCACACCCGTCGCCCTCCTTGCTCACCCAGGATCTGGTGGCCATTGCCGACATCCTGGATGCCTCGGTGTGGTTTTGGGTGTTCGGGCTGGAACGGGAACTGGCGATCGAGTTGGTTTTCGATACCTTCCGGGTTTGCCGAAGCCGCTTGCCGATCCTGATCCCTGCGGTGAGCGAATTCCTGGCGGCGGCCGGCGTGCCCGCGACATTGATCGGCGAGGCGGCGGCGTGAGAAACGAGACCGGCCGCCGCATCCGTGAGATTCGGGAAAGCCTGAATGAGCTGCGCGATCCTGGTGCCCATGACGGCCCTGGCCATGATTTGTTCCTGATTTTGCAGCGCAGTTTCCAGGATGATTTGGCCGAGCTGGGTGAACCGGCTATCCCAGATGCCACCCCGCTTCGTCCCCGCATCACCATCCGAACCGCAGTGCCGACGAAACCTGTGGTTGCGGCCATGAAACCCACCGAACCCGAAACAGCCATTGGTGTGGCTGAGGAGATCCCCATGCCTCGAATGCGCAAGACGCCTGATGAACTGGCCGCTGCCCGCCGCGAATACAAAAGGCGGTGGGAAGCCAAAAAGAAGGGGCTTCCGAGCGCCACGGTTAGATCTGAGTCGTGTCGTCAAAAGGAATGCCCAGGATGCCTGGAGTGCAACCCGCCCGAAGGGGCTTCTTTCGACCGGAAGACAGCCAGTCAAGTGTCGCCCATGCTGCGCGAATCCAGCAGCGCTGCGTTTCGCCTGCGCGCCCTCCGCAGCCAAGCCCTCGATCTCTTGCCCTGCCTTGAGGACCTGGATTTTGAGGCCTCGGTTAGGGCTGCAGATGAAATGGATCTGTTGGCCAAGACTTTGGTTTTGGGTGGCGAGCTGATCCGCAGGTCGTCCACGCCGTCGTCCACGCCTCAGAGGGATGGCCTGTGATCAAAGAACTGAGGGAACGGCTAGCCGCCCACCGTGCCAAGCGTCCTACGCCCGGCATGCGGTTTTGTGACATGAGCCGCGCCGATTATTCGGCCTGGCAGGCGCTTCACGGGGTGTGGCTGGCCGAGCTGGAACGGATCCAATCCAGCATCACCACCCATGAACACCCCATTGCTTTCAATGTGCGAAAAGCCGCGGCTGATTCCCCCAAACCCAAGGGTAGGCCGCAAACGCCCTGGTCCGACACGCTGTGCACACCCACAACCAGCAAGTGAAATACGAGGAGGGACTTCGCATGACACCAGAAAAGCAGGAGGCCATCCTTCAGGCCGCCATCGATACCTGGGGCGTGAATTCACAGATGATGATGGCCTTTGGCGAGTGCGGTGAATTCGTCGCCCTGGCGGGTCGTCATGTTCAAGGCAGACTCACGCCCGAGGCCATCATTGATGAGATCGCGGATGTGACGATCATGATGCGCCAGATGGCCAAGATCTATGGTCTTCGTGCGGTGGAGCAGCGCATCGAATACAAGCTGCTGCGGCTGCAGCTGCGCATTGACACCTGTGAGATTGCAGAGGTTATCGAAGTGTCTGCGGATTCAAAGGAGTAGACCCATGAAATCGCTTAACTCGGCGCCGTGCGCCTTCTTGGAGAACCACATGAAAATCAATTTTAGCCAGACCATCGAAACCCTCGAAGGCCAGCCCTACCAAATGGAAGGTGGGAAGTCCATGACGCTCGGAGGGGCCATCGTCGCCGCCTGCTCTATGCCTCTTCCCGACGACGAAAAGCTGTCCATGGTCGAGAAGTTCAAGATCGGAGAAATCGCCATGCTTTCACACAAAGGCATGGACCTCACGGCCGAGCAGATTTCCTCGGCGAAGGAACGGATTGCGAAGGGGTTCACCTCGCCCACTTTGATCTACATCTTGCACGCGGCGCTTGAGGCCGGGTCGGTGTCGGGGAAGAAGTAGGCAATGAGCCCATGAACCCCACCGAAGGAAGGCGAATCCTAGACCCCTGCTGCGGCGGCCGCATGTGGTGGTTCGACCGCCAGCACCCCGAGGCCATCTTCGGGGACAAGCGGAGCGAGACCCTGACCATGACGGATCGCTCCCACGGGCGGCAGGACGGCCAGCGCACCCTCCGCATCGAGCCGGACATGGTGATGGACTTCCGAGACCTCCCGTTCCCTGATGGCTCTTTCAAACTGATCGCCTTCGATCCTCCCCATCTGGAGCGGGCCGGGGCGCAAAGCTGGATGGCCGCGAAATACGGCAAGCTCGGGCCGGACTGGCGTGAGGACTTGCGCCGTGGCTTCTCTGAGTGCTTCCGGGTTCTGGAGGCCTCCGGCGTGATGGTCTTCAAGTGGAACGAAACCCAGGTGAAGGTCGGCGAAGTGCTGGCCCTCACACCCCTTCAACCCTTATTCGGCCAAGTCTCAGGTCGGCGCGGCATGACCCACTGGTTGGTGTTCATGAAGCCTGCCACCTGATCTTGTCCTGCACGATCCTCGCGAAGGAGATCGCCTTGAAGCAGGAAATGACCGAAAACGCTTTGATTCCCCAGCACGCCAAAGGATGTGCCTGGGAATCATGGGGAGGTGCCTTCGGAATCTCCGACAAACTTCGCGTATTCGATGGTGAAACCAGAGAGAAGATCCACGAAGTAGGAGACGCGAACGACCTTACACCAAGGTCCCGCGCAGCCCTGGCCGATCACATGATCTCGCTATGGACACGATTCAAAGCGGGCGAAGTGATCAAGTAATTCCTTTCCACAAGGAGGAACCATGCCCGCTAGGCCCGATCCAGTTGCCCTAAAGTTCGCCGCCAAGAAGTTGCTTCGCCTTCGGCTGACCGATGTAGGAGGGCGGAAAGAGAACCCAGCCACCACCGTCAAGACAGCACTCCAGGCGGGTTTGGGCGGTCTTTATGATGACGCCGCCGTGGAATACATCCTTCGCTTCGGGGTGCGCTACTACCTCGAAGCCTTGCCCAAGTAGCACCTGTCCATCCTCCACACCCATCCCACGAAAGGGGAACCCATGAACGCAGTCGAAACACCGTCCGAACTGAAAGCCACCGCCTTTACCATCGCACTCCAAGAGCTGCTTGAACGCTGCATGACCGAAGGCGGCATTCGCGGAACAGCCCTTGGTGACGAGATTGAAGCGTATCTGGATTGATCGGACCACCATGCCCGAAACCATCGAACCAATGACTTTTCGACTCACGCAACCGTTCCGAGCCGTTGAGTGGAGCAAAGTCGAAACGCTTGAGGATATGAAACTCATCCTCGGCGCCTGTCAGATCAGCATTTCACCCGATAACCCTAACTTCGACCAGGTCGAGAAGTTCCTGGTTGAGGAATTGTGACTGTCTATGGCCGGACCCCCTGACTTCAAACAAACAATTCACCCTCTACCCAAGCCCAAGCGGTTCCCACCCACGCCTCCCTATAACCCTCTAAAGGCCCCCAGGGCCTGCCTCTGCACTCCTCCCACGAAAGGGGAAAATATGAACGACATCAAGGCAAATGAACTCACCATCAACGGCATCACCTATGTCCCTAAGGGAAGCGAGGCGGCTCCAATCAAGACGGGACCTGAAGTGCTAGTCAGAACCTACTCTGCGGGCGTCCACATTGGGACGATCCTTAGCCGAACTGGTACTGAGGTTGAATTAGCGAATGCTCGCCGCCTCTGGTTCTGGAAGGGTGCTTTCACGCTCAACGAGGTCGCCACCAAGGGCGTGAACCGCAAAGAGAGCCGGATCTGCTCCGAAGTCTCGTCCATCCTGCTTACTCAGGCTGTGGAGATCATCCCTATCGCTGAGGGAATTGATCTCTCAAGCACCGAGAAGTAGTTATGGCTACCACTGGTAAAGGACGCTCCGGCTCCGGCGACGGCGACGGCGACGGCTCCGGCTCCGGCTCCGGCGACGGCTCCGGCTCCGGCTCCGGCTCCGGCTCCGGCGACGGCTCCGGCTCCGGCTACGGCTCCGGCTACGGCTCCGGCTACGGCTCCGGCTACGGCGACGGCTCCGGCGACGGCTCCGGCTCCGGCTACGGCTACGGCTACGGCGACGGCTCCGGCGACGGCTCCGGCTCCGGCTACGGCTACGGCAGAGGATGACCGATGACTTCCCCCATGGCTGCAAATCTCCCCGAACTGATGGACCGCCAGGCCGAACTGACGGATCTGCGCTGGGCGGGCGTCCATATGATGGTGGAGCATGCCCGGGGTGCCTATCCCTTCGCCTGCTCCTGCGCTCCCTGCCGTGCGGTCACCCACTGGGTGGGTCCGCTGGACGCCAAGGCTATCCCTAGCCCACTGGTGGAACCCATGACACCCGAGGATGAGAACGCGCGCCTCTCGGGCCTCCTGGAGCTGGTGGCGGTGCGTCTGGGGGTGGGTGAGCATTGGGGCAGTGGGCTGGAGGAGGAGGCGATCCTCAAGGCGCTGAATGAACTGAATGCACTGGCAGGACCAGGTGCCCGCAAACACCTAGCGAAAGTATTGGAACTGACCCGCGAGGCCCACGCCTGCATGATGTTGGGCAGCGCACCTAAGGCTAAGGAGTCCATGGGCGAGGCCTGTGTGCTGATGTTGGCGATCCTCAAAGGGAGGGCGTGATGGCCCGCTGCAAAATGGACCGACCTGAGCGCGCCGACTATTTCCGGGTGTTCTCGCGGCACCTGCTGATGGATGAGGATTACGAAACGCTCAACCGGGAGGAATGGGGGAGCGTGTTTCTGTTGATGCTGCACCAGTGGACGAAAAGCGGATCGCTGCCAGAGGACCCGCGCAAGTTGGCCGCGATCGCGCGGTGCTCGGAAGCGGAGCTGGGCGAGTTGCTGGCGAAGTGGGACAAGCTGCAGCCAATAGAGGGTCAGCCGGGCCGGGTGGGCATTCCCTACTTGGTGAAGGAATGGGAGCAAGTCATGGGCTTCTACGAGGCCCAGAGCAACCGGGGGAAAGCCTCGGCTGAGGCCAAGAAAGCCCAAAAATCAACCACGGTTCAACCGACTGTCAACCATGGTTCAACCATGGTTGAACCAACGCTCAACCGGAACTCAACCAACCAAGACCAAGACCAAGACCAAGACCAAGAACAAAAGAAAGGGCCTGCGGCCCAGCCCGCCCTTGCCCTCCCTCGTGGTGAGGTTTTGGCGCATTGGGCGGCGGTGGCTGTCCCGGCCGGTCTGCCCGCGGTGCTGAAGCTGGACGACAAGCGCCGGAAGGCGCTGGATGCCCGGCTGAAGGATCCGGGGTGGCTGGCGCTGTTTCGAGAGGCGCTGGACCATGTGGCCCGCTCACCTGTCACGGCCTGGATGCGAGGCGGCAGCGATCGGAATTGGCGCTGCCCGCTGGATTACCTGCTGCGTGACGGCCAAGTAGAAAAGCTCGTGGCCGAGGCACGGGCAACGACTCGGGCACCGGCCCGCGCTTCACCACCCCGGCCCGGGGGCATCGCTGCTGATGCCACCACCCAAGCACAGGTTCACCGCCTCATCGTCCCCAAACTCGCTCGCGTAGGTGCCCCATGAACTCAGTCCAACGACGCACACGGGAACTGCTGGTGATCTCTGGTCTCGCTGATCGGGAACTGGATGCGCTGGAGCACCCGCCGATCCACACGCTGCCAACCGGCGGGGGAGGCTTTGGGTTGGTAGGTGGCACCGGTGCGGGCA